TAGGTATTTAGTTTTTGCTGCCTCACCAGATAATGCATCAGCTAAGTTACACACATCATGATATGAATTTCTCTCTCCATACATCTTTAATGATGATGCAAATGACATTATATCTGATACACATTTTTCAGCTGTGCAATCTATAAGAGGTTCTATTTTATAAGCGCCAGGTCTTTTACCTGTATAGCCCATAAGTTTCTCAATCAATCCATCTTTAAAATCATGTACATAATCATATAATGCTCCTGTGGATTGATGTTGTGCATAGCTTTTTGTTTGCCAGTGAGTCAGATGTAATTGCTCATGAAAGTAAGTAAGCTTAGCAGCGATACTCTCTAATGAGAGCTCGCTACCAGTTGCATTACTTAACATTTCTTCTGGAAATAATGATTTAGCCATTAGTTTAGTTTGGTTTATTAACAAGTGCCTGCAGTTCCTTGAATTTCACCAGTTCCTGGGAAACTACCTCTTGCCCATACTGTGCTTCCTGGTGTTCCAAGTCCAACACATCCACCACTAGGTGTATTGTTTATTATATATTGTGTAGTTAATGCTGTATCAGTATACAATATTACACCTACGCCTAATGAAGCAACACTTGTGTATAGAGTAACTAAAGGTGCTGTATTATTACAAATATTAGTTGTAGTTAAATTAGATTGATTAGTATAAAGATTCCAAGTGTAATATCCAGGTGCTACTGTTGTAGTAGTTGTAGTCGTACTAGTAGACGTAGACGTTGTAGTAGTAGTAGGCGCTACAGTAGTTGTCGTAGTTGTCGTAGGAGCTACTGTTGTAGTAGTTGTAGTTGTTGTAGGCGTATTTGTATAAACTTGCCATCCTTTAGCTTCTAAACTGTATATAGCTGTAATACCAGCACCTGTTGCAGCAGCACTTGTACCATCTTCCATGCTTACATATCCATTTATTACACCATTAGCATCTAATTGTTGTAATATAGTATTTACAACTGCAGGTAAAAGAGCAGTGCCATAAAGATTAGCATCGTTAATGTTTGATGCAGGTAATGTCACTGATGTTAAACCAGTGTTATTACTAAGATCAAAGCTTTCTAGTGCAGAAAGCATAGAAAGATCTAAAGCTCCTGTTATAAGACATTGATCCAGATCAAGGTTAGTCAAACTAGTAAGTCCTGCAAGGCTAGGAATGCCAGCTGAGAAATCACTATCGTCCAAACGAAGTTCTTCTAAAGCTGTACAACCAGATAGATTAACACTAGTTAAAGATGAATCACCACTAGCATCAAGTACATAATTATCACTTATATCTACATATAATAGATTTGCAAGTCCAGATAGATTTACTGTAGTTAGTGAATTCCAATCTGCATTAAAGTCTCGCAGATTGGGTAGGTTTTGTAAACCTGTTATTGATGTTATTACTGCTGCCATTTTTAGTTGTATTTAGTCGTTACCATAAAAGCTTAACTCTAGAACGTCCTCAGGAGTGTCAAAACAAATCCTAGCTGTGTATTGTGTACCCTGTTGAGGATATGTATGTGACTCTTCGTAGAATCCACCACCTCCTGAATCAGGATGTGTTGTACCATCACCCCAATCAATAGTGAAGTTGATAGGTCCTGTAGTGTTAAAGCTGAATATAAATTCTGTTGTTTCTGTTGTGTTTACAACAAACTCAATACAGTTTGAAGGAAGAGTAGGTGTACAACATTCTGTTGCTGGAATTTCTTGCCAGTTACCAACCTTAGGCTTAAATCTTTGTAAGATTAAGCTGCTTGGTATAATACGTCCTGTTCCATCGAAACGAACGTATGCTTTTAATTGATTATTACTATTTGCCATGATTAAAAAGTTGTAGCTGTTGTTAAACTGTTATAAGAATTGTACCAGCCATTCCAGAATGGTATTGGCAATTATAATATAACGTAGAAGGCGCACCAATTGGAACAGCAAATGTTATTGTTCCATTATCTGTTCCATTATTAGTTACTCCAGTATTATATTGATTTCCTGTACCTGTTGAACTTACTGTTTTAATCCAGAACGGATGTCCAACTGCGGCTATAACAAATGTATATACTTCTCCTTCTACTAAACTCAATGTAGGATTTGCTACTCCATTTATTATATAAGCACCAAGGCCCTCAGCACTCACCTCATATCTACTTGGTACTATAGCTGTAGTTGTGGTGGTCGTTGTAACAGGTACCTCAGCTGTAGTCGTCGTAGTCGTTGTAACAGGTTCTGCTGTAGTTGTCGTAGTTGTCGTTGGACTAGCTGTAGTGCTTGTAGTTGTTGTCGTACTTGTAGGAACGTAATTACAGCACTCATATGCTGGAATCTCTTGCCATCTTCCCACTTTTGGCTTGTTCTTTCTCAGAATAAGGCTGCCTGCGACAACCCTTCCACTACCATCGTAGCGAACAAATGCTTTTAAATTTCTCTGATTTGCCATTTTATTAATAGTTTAATTTATACTTAAATTTTAATTTCATTAATTGCTCTGTGTAATAATGTGTGCCTTTCTTTTGAGCTCTCTCATCATTGAACACATATTCTAAATGAGGATCCATTGTAGGATCTGCTCCCATATGATACTCACCTTTATAAAATGCTGGGTAGTCACCCATATCTTTATTCACTATTCCTGCGTTGTGCAAGATGCCAAGCCTGTGGACCTTGTCAATAGGATCTGACGACCAAGAGAATTCCATTTCAGGTAAATTCTTAGTGACCCCACCTCTATACCAAATAGCCCAGAGGACAGCCCACATGTCAGCACACCAACTTTGAAATCCACTATTCTCATCCTTGAAGTATAACTGATTGATGTTTAATAAATACTTACGTATTGTAATACAATCTCGTAACACCTTCTCCCAGAATATAGCATCAATATTCTTTAACAAATACTGCGCTCCTCCTGAATGGTCATTGTTTTCTTCTGCTATTGCTCTTGATATACCACACTGTGTGGATAATGTTTCAAGAATATCTAGTTGGTTATATGCTTCCAATCTTTCTGGGAGCACTTGATTAATTTTACCATCAAAATATGAAGCGTTAATATAACTATTGGTATCTGATAAGTAATTTATATCGTCATCAATATATGCATCAACATTAAATTTATCTGTAAACAAGACATCAGAGTCGCAGTAGAATACTGCTTTGTCTTTCATGTCTGGATAGTCTTGCCAGTAACGCATCAAAACATATGGTCGTAATACAGGAATATACACTCCTAACTTCTCACTTACACCGTCTTGATCTTTGTAGAAAACAAATTGTGTTTCTGGATATAGATCTATTACCTGTTGCCATTTCTCATTCTTCTCTCTAAAAGAGGGAATAAATATGAGAACAATTGCTTTGTCTGAATGTCCTATGTTTCTAAGACTCTCAACCCATAGATGTACCTGCCATGTGTAGTAGGTATCATCTGGCTGAGCACAGATAAATTTTAATTCCTTCATGTAGTTGTTGGTTTAATCTTTATTATGGTATTGTAGTCGTTGTTGTAGTAGTAGCTGCCACTGTGGTAGTAGTAGTAGTTGTAGAAGGAGTAGATAGTTGCACTAACGCTCCCACTTGTCCAATCAATTGTTCCATTTGCTTAGAGATGTTCCAAAGCAATTGGGATTGAGGATCTTGCCCTATGGGTCTTGATGGTATAGCCATTTTATTATTATTTTATAACAAATATATTATTGTTTTAACAAACTTTGTTAAAACTATTGAAAATTAGATTAATGAGTTTCATTAGCAACTCTAACTAAGTTAGTTATAATAATACTATATGCACAAACCATACCTATTGATGCAATGATTATTATAAGTTTATTGAATGTATTCATCTTCCTTGTCCTCTATACTTCTTCTTACTAGGAGCTGCCTTGGGACCAAAGTTTTTCTGATGTTTACCTTTACGTCTTACACCAAATACAACCTTCTTTGATTCTGTAGAACCTTTTGCCTTTGCCATGTTTATATAGATGATAATTGAAAGTGCATACCATCAAGACGTTGCCAGTCTCCACCCCAATCAAAGCCTGCATCTTTAAAGCATTTAACAAACCCTGTTGAGAGTTTAGGTATTTGATTTAGTCCATTCTCAAAAGCATTAACATCAATAGCTATTCCCCAAGAATGTAATGACATAGAATTTAATGCACGTTTCTTACGGACATTAAAACATCCATCCCAGGTCTTAAGCTCTGTCACATGTCCTGTATCTACAAGACTTGTGAATGCCTGTGTCAAGGGTACAACAATATCTTTATTACAATATAGTCTTTTGGGAACAACTCCTATCTCTAGTTCTGCAGGGACATCCCACATCACCATGTTCTTTCTTTGTGTAGCAAGAAGACCTGGTTCTCCGTATTTCTTGAATGCTTGATCACTAGTTACCATTACTTCTTCTTCTTTTTAATTGCTGTAGCAAGTTTTTCTAAGTTCTTCTTCTTAGCAATAGCTTCTTTCTTTTCTTCAGAAGGTTTAGCTATAACAGCTTTAGCTTTTATAACACACTTCTTACAGAACAATCCTATAATAAAATCTATAAGTTTTCTCATCATTTTATAAAGATAAATTTAAAGTATAAGTATACAAGTATAAGTAAAGTCTCAGAAACAAATGCAATGATTAACCATGTAGGGTACACTGTCTTTATTTCAATCTTTTCAAATAATGTGACGTCAGAAGTTTCCTTATAACGATACTTTTTCTCATAAACACTCCTTATAGAATCGATGTTTACTGTAGCTTGTATCTTACCTCTATATGATCTGATGATTATCTTACCTTGTGGTAGTGTTATTTTAGAGTAGAAACTCGTCAAGATGCCAGCAGAATCGCAAGGGTTATCAATTGTCAAGGTGTCATGGACAGCGTTAAACTTAACAATTATTTTTTCATTAATAATCGTATCAATACGTATCTTTTCGGATATAGTCACCACCTTAGCTGGTTTACAAGATGCGACGATAATCAACGCAAAAATAATTAGAATATTATTTTTCATTCTGTAGTTGATGGTAGTTTAACAGTTGTTGAATATGTAGTGAGTGTTAATAACGCAGCGACAAGTCCTGCTTCTATTCCTAATAGCATAGCCACATCTGCATATGACTTACCCACTTCCCATTTATGTATTGCGTAATTAGTATTGTTAATGAAATCAATTATCAATGCAATAGCAAACACTCTACGTATAGATGGCTTACCATCCCTACCTATCCACATGTTTTCTATATACTTAAATATCTTTATTATCC